TGTCGCCCCAATATCTTTCAAAAACTGAGCTACGTTCTGTACGGCGGTCTCAACCATGCCCGGCTCATATGGCTCTAACTGTGGGAGGCTCGCTAAAAACTCCGGTGTCTTAGCCTCTGCCTCTTCTGGTGCCATTAATGCTGTTAAACCTAAAGCCCCCGCTGCTGTGCCACCAAGGATGTTTGGGCCAGTATATCCTTCTGCAAACTCCGCAAACTGCGACCTAATATTGCGGTCTGGGTAGAAGTGAGCAACAGTGGTATAAGGCGCTTCTCTCGCTTCTTTGCTACCCGTAGACTCCCGCAAGAACATAGAGTCATAGCCTTTGCTTTTCAGGTGCCGTACAACCTCTGGGTTCTCATATAAGATGTAGCTACCGCCTTTCAGGGCGTCAGCATAGGTTGGATACTCTGAGCTAAATGGCGCGTTCAGCCGGCCCTCATCAAATAGGTCGGCAATATCGTCGAAATTCTTCTCTGGATCAAACGTCTTTTCGGTTCGCGCGAGTAATGGGTAGACAGTTTTAAAGGCGTTTTTCTCTTGCAGATAAATTTCAGAAGAGCGCTTTACAAACTCGTCGTACTCAGGCGTACCAAATTCTGGGCTACCCATTTCTTTGTAGAGCTTTTCTTTTTGCGGCCTGTATCGATCATAGGAATCAAGCTCGCCTTCTCTGTTTTGCAACTTACCTTTGCCGGCCCAATTACTCGCAAACTCTGGATTCGGAGTCGTGAAAAACAAACCGTCTTCGTAGCCCGGAACTATACGATCGAAATCTTGCATCGAGGCGTGGTATTGCTTGTTAGTGAAGCCCTGCTGTGCCGCCCGTGCTGCGGCTGACAAAGGGCCAGCCTCTGCTTCCTCTGGCGACATAGCCGCGGCAGCTAATAGTCCAGCACCCGCAACAGGGATAGCACGCTCACCAAGTATATTAGAGCCTTTGTACTCAGGGTCGAATGCGGCGAACAGGGAGCGGACGTCTCTAGGATCAAAAGTAGAGCGAATACGATCGTTATATAAATTGCCCTCAACGCCTGTCATGCCGGCTTCGCGTAACTCTTCTAAATAACGTGGCAATTGGATTATTTCTAAATCGTCGGGCGCTGCATCCAAAAATTCTTTGAAACTTGCATATCGCTGATCAGCACCGCCCCTAGTAAGCAACGGGTAAACAGTACTGTCTCCACCCGTATCGATGGCGTATTCAGATGCTACTGCCGGATTTGAAGCCGTATAAACGCCGGGGCCAAGCGTTCCATCGCCGCTTTCAATAAATCTTTTGATATCAACATCTGTGCCGTGATACTGCACATCAGTAGGATCGAAGCCCATAGCCTCAGCACGCTTCATACGAGAGGCCGTGTCCATAGGAAGCTCCCCGGTAGCAATACGCTCGGCAACCTGCTCGGGGTAACCAGTAGCGATCAATTCATCAAGAATACCGCGTAGGCGTGCGCCAATTGCCATAAAGCCTCCAGTGTGAAGCTCCCAATTATATCAGACAATGCCCTTTAGGTTGCGTCGTATAGGCTCGCCCCAGTTTGAGGTCTTTCTGTACCCGATGGCAAGGTATCTGAATGCGTCGGCGCAGTGTGATGTCCAGTCGTGTAACGGCCTCTCAGCCCAGACCTGCATGGTCTCGTTATACTGGCGCCGGTACTGCCTGAGACAGTCAATGCCCTTCTCGCACTTGTCCTTATCAAAGTAACACAGATCAAGCATAGACCTCACGGCTTGGATGCCGTCGTCCACGTTCAACTGAGGCGCAATCTGCACCGGGGTCACCCGAAGGTTATCTAGCACCTCTAACCGTGACCGCCCACTGCCCAGCTCTCGTACCCGGACGTCATGAGGCAGAATGTGTTGCTCGTAGATGTAGCCTTTCTCTTGTAACACCCGAGCGTAGTGATCTAATCCCACCCCGGCGTTCTCGTAGTAATCAATGAGCCTCACTTCTGGCCCTACGAACTGCGCAAACCAGATAGCTGTGGAATCACCGACACCTAAGTCCCATGCCGTTACCACGCCCACAGAGCGCTCGTAGGGGACACGATCTATCCTGCCCTCGTGTAAGGCGTTAGCCATCTCTTGCGTGTAGTAGGCGCCCTCTGAGAAGATCCTAAAGTCACCTTCCCATATATGCTCATAAACGTCGGGGCGTTTCTTAAAGTCTTCCTGTCGCTCTTGTTCAAGGACATCAGGGAACCACGGGTTATCACGCCAATTCATCTCGACGATCTTGCACTGGTCTGGCTCATTAACCCGGAAACGGTTGTGAGTCGCTGACTGTTTAGACTCCGGGTTCCATGTTACCCATATCTCTGAGTCGTCCTCTCGCACCGTGGGGATAAGTTTCTGCCATGCTGTCTCAGTAACAGTCTCGGCCTCGTCCACCCAGCACAGAAGGATGCGAGCCTTGGACTTAATGCTATCGAGGTTCCTGCGAAGACCAGAGAAGACATAGGTAATCCTGCCATCTCTAGATCGGATGTACTTCTCGCCTATCTCGTAATAGTTATCCAAGCACTCGACCGAGCGTATAGCAGACTTAACCTCTTCCATTGAGGACTCGTCGAGAGAGTTCAGGTGTTCACGAGCACACAGTATCTGGCCCTGCTTCCCGGCAACACCCCAGCGCATTCCCCATACCGCGGTCATCAATGCAAATGAGCGTGTCTTAGCAGAACCCCGGCCACCGTAGGAGCAACGATACCTAGCTTCCCCGGTAAATAGGTCGGCTAGTTTAGGGGGTAATTCAATCGAGACCTTTTGCGACAAGCTCAATCACCATAGGTGGAGTCATAGAACCGTCGCTACTCGTGAGATCGGCATCAACGGCTTTCAAGTCAGGCAACAGCTTTGCCAGCATCTTCAGGCGTAGTTCTGCCTGCGTTTTCTTCTGCTGTACCTTAACAGCGAAGTGCTGGTCTTTCTCAGGGTCAAGCTCGCCGATTTCATCAATCAAATCAAAGATATACTCGGCCTTACCCCTAATGCTTAAGGCGCGCCTGTTTTCCTCGTCCTTAACAGCGCGAATCTTGTGCCGTCTTGTCGTTGCCACCGTTCATTCCTCGTCTGGGTGCGGTATTGAGTCGGCCCAGTACAGCCCCATGCTGTGTCCTGCCCGGATCTCACCGTCCATGATGTCATTAGTAGTTAAAGGCCAAGACTCGACAGTCATATCGTCGAATGCGACCAGCACGGTTTTCTCTTCTGCGGGCATATTACCTTGCTCGATAACGTGCCACTCTATCGAAACCACCTGCAGCATAGCCCCCGCCTCACTGCTAATGACCCCTATATTGTAGGTTTATTGGTCTGACTTCTCAACATATTGCGGGTTAGGGCTAAATATGGACTCTCCATAGAGATCATACTGACGTAGATAGCGCCGCATGGTTGAGTAGTGGATGTTGAAGGCTTGTGATAGCGACCACGTATCAACGCCTTGCTCGTGCAGTTTTTTGGCTTCTGCAAGCTCTTTTGGTGTTAGCTTCATTGTTCCCCCGGTGAAGCGGCGATTGTTAACGCACTAGATCTTAATGAATACCGTCGCGCTCTTTCTCGTAAGCGTTGATAAGACCTCGCAGGTAATCGACATCAGCGCCATGCCGGCGTAGGTTCTCTATCGAGCACATAAACACAAACAGCCACGCAAACTTTTCCGTATCACTACCGCGCTCTGTAAACATCTCAACACTAGCGTGAATGTCCTGCTTTAAGTGATTAATGGCCTCTACGAATGCCATGTCTGTCTTCGCGGGTTGGAAATTGCCTTGTACTACTTCTCCCATGATCGCACCTCCTCGGGTAGTTGATCGAGGTAACCCTTCAGTATGGGGTTACTTTTTAATTTCTTAATGCCACGTTGCGCGTGCCTTTGTGCTTGCTGCCGAGAGATACCTAATCGTTTGCCGATTTCGGTGTAGCTCATGACAGCGCCGCCTTGTAAGTTCTCCACCTTATTGGTCATGATCTTTTATTGCCCTCCCAATTAATTCAGGTATTGGCGGCACTACTGCATTGCCTAAGCATTTAAGTCTGTGTGCCCTAGAGGGAATCCCATTAGCCACTCGACCCACATCGGGTTCAGCGATCCACCCGCCTGCGCCGATAATGTTGGCGTATTGCGATTGTATTCGGATGGAAAGGCTCCCTCTTTGGCATTGTGAGCTGTCGGTGTCGGCCACATCTTCATTGATTCTGGTTGCACGCAATCCCTCAGATTCGCTGGCCTGCTCCTGCCCGGCCTCGCCACTGTCGCCTCTCGATGTAACGCTTCCAGACTCTTCGGTGGAAGATGATCCATTGTCGTTGGGGTGGGCCACATCCTGCTCGCTACTTCTGCGGCCAAATGATTCCTGCCCTGTGGATGCAATCTCTGAGCTTCCTTCAAGCTCGCCTCCATCGACGCCGTTTGACTGCTTGATGCTGTTGGAGTCGGAAATATCCTCACGTATTGCTGAAGGGATAGCTGTGCCCTGTGCCCACTGGGTCTGATTGGTTGCCAGTTGCCCGTTGTCCCGCCCGTGCTGGCCGCTGGGGTAGGCAATAATCCAGATCCGATCTCTGTGATGGTGGGCGCCAAGCGCGGAAGCTGGTATACAGTGCCACTCCGCATCATACCCGACCTCGGAAATGTCCCAAAGAACTCGCTTAAACCAATCTCCCCGTTCTCCATTAAGCAGGTTTGTGACGTTTTCAAAGATGGCGTATCGGGGTCGAAGCTCCCCAAGAAGACGGGCGCACTCTGACCAGAGTCCACTGCGTGTCCCATCTTGTATTCCCGCTTGGTTTCCTGCGACTGAGATGTCTTGGCAGGGGAAGCCGCCTGTGATGACATCGACTCCAATTCCGTCTGAAGCCAATCGCTCTGCTGTGATTGTTCGTACATCGTCATAGATAGGCACCTCTGGCCAATTTTTGCGCAAGACCTTCTGCGCATACGGTTCTATCTCACAGAAAGCGACGGTCTCAAACCCAGCCCTCTCTAGGCCGAGTGTAAAACCGCCGATACCAGCAAATAAATCTAAGACACGCATTTTAGAATTTCAATTTGCTCATTTCTCCCCAACGCGCGCCGATGTCATGAATGCCTGCCTCGAAAAGACGTTGGGTTTGCATGGCAATGCAATCATTAATCTCATTTGTTAGCCATTCCGCTTCTTCTAGATCATCGGTAAACAAGCACGCCATTGAACCGCCATTTAAATGTATAACAATTGCTTGCTTAACTTGTTGCGCTTCAATCATGTCTGCTACGTGGAACATAATGTTTCTCCCTTTAGACAAGTCGGGACATCCCCGACACAGTTAAGATAACAACATCTGTTATGTTGCGCAAGCGATTTAAAGGGTTTTTATTAAATTTAGGGGGCAGTGGTCTGGGGTGGCTCACCCTGCGGGTTCCCGATTCAGCTACCGGGCGGGGAAGTGTTTAGCCAGTTCAAGCGCTCGCTGATTCTCTAGCTTACTCACAGCACAGAGATCGAGATACTCGGACTCGGTAAGTCCTTTCAGTCGCCCAACAAGAACGCAAACTTTCTCTAGGTTCTCGATGTGCTTATAGCCGTTGCGAGTACAGAACATGGCACGCTTCACTGTCGTACACATAGTCACCTCCAAAATAGGCATGACCATTATACTACATATCGTGTTATAGTTATCGAACGATTCTAATTCCTGTTGGTATCGAGGCGCGGGGTGTGCAACCACCCCGTTAGCCGTCTCACACACCCGCCAGACGCTGCTCTTGCTCTTTGATTCTGTCTTTGATGTCGGCGATCATGTCTTCGAGGTCTATGCGCGTGTACTTGACCACCCTGTGCTTTGAGTCGATCAGCTCCCTCATAGCTTCCATGCCGTAGGTGTCGATCATAAACAGCGCGTAATCGTCTGGCGCGCCATTGCGGAAGTTATTACAGCCCTTGCACTGCGGGTGTATGTTTTCCTCTACCAACAGGGTTGCGGTCCACCTGCGGCTGACAAAATGACCACCGTCCATGTCCTTGTAATGGCCTACTTTTCCACAGGTTACGCACTCGCACAAACCGTTGTCGTCTGCGTACTTCATGCGCACCAACTTCTGCAAGAGCGTTGCGGCGTCCTGCTTTAACTTACCTACGGTTTTCGGCTTCGGCATCGTCTTTGGTAAATCTTCGCTCTCTTAATATCGCCTTGTCATAGTGTCCACACTGACATCTCCAACCGCGTAGCTTGTTCAACTCAAACTCAGGCGCCATAACCCGCCCGCATCTAATGCAGGGGCGCTTCGTAATCGATGGCCTTGCCATGCTCATCAAAGTCCTCTGCATCGCTTACAAGGGCTGTCAGCCACATTTCAGAAAATGCATCGACATCCATCTCTATTGTAATCGATCCGATAAATGGCTCGACAAAGACGTCAGTCCACTCGTTGTTTTGTTTGTTACTAATGGCGCCACCGATCTGCTCTACTAAAAATACTGCTGAACCGCCGCCGGGTACTGGTGCTCGCATCATAGGTATCATCGCCATCCTCACTCTGTAATCATCTTATAGGAAATCGTATTATACGCCACCTGACCGTACGCTTTGTGGTACGTGATGACATTTGCCTCTCTGCCACTGAGCCAGCCGCCCCTGCTACTATAAGCATCGGCACTGGCTAACGTCCGGTGTTGCTCCACGACCATAAGGTTTGTCTCTTTCTTATCAATTGAGTGATAGTGCCCCATGTGAGCGTAGGCGTATTCTGTCCTACCAAACACCTCGCGGTACTTAGCAGCAAACACCGTATCAACATTAGCGACCTTGCGTTTATGGCCGTGATGGAAAAACAGCGCCGTTTTACCAAACTCATAGCAGTAGTAAGTATCTGCCGTGTTATCGATGAAGACCCGGGGTTCGTTTTCGTATAACGCCGTTAACAGCTCGCGCATCCAAATAGCAGAAAATGGATCGTGGTTAGCGTCACACCACTTCACATGGACGTGCTTGTGTTTTTCCAACAGCATCTTAATGATCTTTCGAGTCACCCGGATAGTCGCCCGGACAATCTTAAAATTGCGCGAGTCACTATCTAAAAGATGCTTGGACGCTTGTGTGAGCGGCTCGTAGTCATAGTGAGCAAAGTCTCCTAGCTGGGCATACACTGCGGTATCAGCATCAGGGCTTATCCGTATTGCTTCGGCAAACCAGTTAATTAGTGTCTCCTCAGCGATCTTGAGATCCCAGTCACCGTTACCTGTCTGACCAGAGGCATCGACCTCATCTTTGTCAGCCAGCATCCCCATGTGATAGTCAGTAACCACAAAACAGTTAAGCAGGTGGTCTGCGTTTACCTCGGGTGCGGGAACCGGAGACTCTGGCTGTATCTCTTCAGACATTGCCTCAACAATCTCGCGCATCATCTCGATCTGTTGGTTAGCATCAGCCCGGGTCTTTACCCACGTCATGATGGGCTTGTTATCGGCATCATAGAGAATAGAGTGACCGCGGGTGACCTCGCCTTCAGGGATCACGTTTAGCCTGTCGTGACGCGGGGAAAAACCCTGCAATGCGCTTTTTCTTAAAACGCCTTTTAAGCGATCTCTGACGGCTTTGCGGTCGATGTTTAGCTTTTCGGCTATCTGGTGGACGGTCATCTTATTCACCCAACACAGCTCAATGGCCTCTTTCTGCTTTTCAGTCAGCGTGACTTTTTCTAGTATTTGCCGCGCCTCTTCTTCCGTAAATGCTCTTGCGACATTGCCCATAATTCCCCCCAGAATTATCTACTCCCGTCCGAATCTCACGTCTGTGTCACGAGCCTCGGCAAGGTGTTTTGCAATGACTCGATACACGTCATCAACGTCGTGCATCTTTAGCTGCGTTACTGATTTTTTATCGAACAGTGCCTTTTGCACAGGACGCCATATAATCTCTTTAACGAGGATTCCTGTTGGCTCTATAGGAAGGGTTACCACTTGTTGCATATCGTGCCCAGAGGCCGCCAGAGCGCGTGCTATGTCGTCACAATAGGCGTGTATTGCCTTCATCTGCTGTGACGTTAGCTTCGGCTCTAGAATCTCGTAGACCTTACCTGAGTCTCTATGCTCCATAATGTAGTTACAGAACTGCTCGGCTTGGAATTTGTTAGTGACTGTCCAGCGCTGTGACATTCTTCAAGCCCTCCCATAAAGCGTCCATCGGCGCCATACGCGCGTACTCTAGCTTGCCAGCATCTGCTCTCTCGATAAAAAGACCTGTGTCTTGCCCTTTATAAACTACCCGGGCTTTATCCCAAAAATGCGATTTCCACATCCATCCCATAAACGACACGTCATCGTTTGTCACAGAGGCAAACACGTAACCCTGAACCTTGTAATCTTTCTGATCTAGAGTGACGTGACCCTCTTGGGTTGAACAAGGCGGTACGTTTCGCTTCTTAGCCTTGACGTCAATGGTTACGTCTTTCTTGCCGTTAACGACAAAATCATAATGGCCTTTTAATGGCCCAACGTAAGAGAATGGAATATTTCTGGCTAACAGCTCGTGCGCGAATGCCGCCTCTGCCTGCCAGCCTGCAATCTGCCCGGAGCCGTCTGGCTTGATGGTCATCGCGTTATACGGCTTTCCTGTGTATATGCTCACGCCTCGACCCTCCGGCCATCCAGCGTCATATACTGACCATACTGCGCGAGGCATCGCTGACGAAACGCCTCTGATTCCATGAAATCGTGGGTCAAACAGTCCACCGATGTCCAAGCCTTCAGCCCGATTTTACCACGATCCTGTGTTTGAGGTATCTGAGCAGCGAACGGAGATATACCGCGCTCTTCTTTGCTGGCCTTGTTAAGCCACGCTGTCACAAAGCGCTTGATGCCCTTCCTAGTCTTACGCTTGCTGGAATTAGCATCAGACCATGCGGCCATTGCTAGCAGCTCTCGGTGTACGTCTAAGCCGGGGTAGCTCTGTTGCAAGTAGACAGAGTATTCATCGTCTACCTCGAAGTAAGTACCGTCATTAAGAATTATCATGATATCCCTCTTGTATTCTACGTAAAGCATCACATTCGCTACACGCGTCGAATTCATCTTTGAAAAAGCAACGACCGCGCCTAATAGTAAATCGG